ACTTCCCCGCTGTTCAGGCTCGGGTAGAACCACCAAAGCTCAGAGTGCTCGGTGTTCAAACCTACCGTGATCTTTTCTAGCTCGCCTTCGTTAATGTCGCTGAACACAAAGTCCCGAACTGTGCATGGCAGGCGCTGCACCGCACCAGAGTAAATGTAAAACTCAGAGCGACCCATCCAAAACACAGTATCGTCCACCGCAATCGCAGCATTTGGCCCAGCAATCGTGATGTTCTCTGATAACGCAGTTACACCAAACGTGAATGGTGGTCCAAGGAACTGCATGGCGTACAGGGTAGTGTCCGTAAAAACTAGAACCTGTTGCCGTGTTTCTACGGCGGTAACTATCTCTGAACCCGAACCCAATCGCAATTCGCCAGCCGTATTTGTACTTGTTGTCTGCCAGTCGGTCAAAGATTCTTGGTCCGAGAACCGTATAGCCAACGGATCCTGCACCCCGGGGTTAGCTTCCGTGTCACAGCCAAACGCCAGAACGTGCCTGTCTCGATCCGAAACCATGACCTGCTTTGCAACTGTCGGTACGCTCTGTCCACCAGCCAACGTGGTGATGTCCACGGCCCGTGTGTTTACGGTTCCTGTTTGATCCCAGTAGTATATGCCGCCGTCGCGCACGTTGATCAACAAGTCTTCACCAAAGTTGTCGTGCGACCAAAGACGGATTGTGTTTGATACGATTGGGTCTGTAGAGGCCGAGCCCCATGTGCCACGGCTCCATGTCCCTGCACCCCAACCCGCGCCAGACACGGTGATGTCCAGACCCGTGTTGATCTGGTACGCGCCTACTACCGATCCACCTCCGTTGCCTGAGTCAGAACCATTTGCAGTAACGTATGTAGGTGTGAGTTGACCGTCTACTGTAATGTCATAGATTGGGGTGTTGGCAGCACGGGCGTCAATCTTATACGAGTTGTTGTCCACAATCTCTGTGATTTGGTACTCTTGGTTTAACACGGCGGCGGTAATGTTTCCGCCTAACGACGCTGCTCCAGAGAACGTAACAAAGTCATTTACGACTGCACCATGCGAAGCGTCCGTTACTGTAATTGTGTACGACCCATTGGTTGCAGCAAACGTAACATCCCCTGCGGCTGTAGTCAGCCTAATCGGAGTTATGTCGTTGTAAAACCCGCCCTCGTCTATGTAATACTTGAGGTGCGTACCAACGCCAATGTATCTGTCTCGATCAAGAGAAACCCACGGATGAAGCGCACGACATGTTCCGAGGAAAGAGTTGCTGGAACTCTTCTGCCAACCACCAATCTTTTCCGGAAAGCCTTTTTGGAATCGAACATGATCAATGTCGAACCAGCCTCCTTCGTTAGTGTACGACGTTACCTCGCGGTTTACGCCGGGTCGAAACTGTAGTTTTGAGAGCGCCATTTATCATGTAATCTCTTCGTAAGTTACGATAATTTTTAGATCATTTGCTGCACTAGCTGTGGCACCCAAAGACTTGTCTTCCTCTAAATAAATGGGCGTATCTTTCGTGACAACGTCAAAGAAAGTATTGGCGGTGACATTTTTCGCCTGCACTAACTCCATGGCTGTACCACCTAAGTTATCCTGCGTGTAGTAAGAAATAGTGACATCCGCAGCGTTACTTCCGTCAATGTTCACAGCGCGGACCAACGTGACCCGTAACACTTTGTTCGAGCCGACAGCGTTTTCTAAAACCGAGGTAGCACTTGTTGTGGTAAGACTGGTAGTGTCCGTCTTTCCCAGCATCGATGTGATGTTTACAATGTTCGGCGCGGTCATGTTCTATCTCCTAACCAAAAATAAGGCTGAAGGCTACGGCCTTGCCTGTTGTTGCTCTTTCTGAAAACGACAGGGTGCCTGACCCATTCGTCACCAAAGTTTCATTCGCGGACCCGTCACTGGTAGGTAGGGTAAATGCCGCCACAAACGCTTGCAAGTTTGCATCATACGCCAGAACATCTGTGCCAATCACCACGCCAAGATTTGTCCGTGCCGCAGCGGCTGTCCCTGCGCCAGTCCCTCCGTCTGCAATTGCAAGATCCGTGATCCCAGTTACACTGCCCCCGGTTATGGACACATTGCCCATCGCAAAGTTGGTTGTAAGGTCACTGACCGCGGCCCCTGCACCCGCTCCATCGGCATAGATAATTTTGGACTGACCATTTGGAACGGTGACGTTACTACCAGAGCCTTGCGAAAACACCGCAGACTGCCCAGAGTTATTGTAAACAAAGTAAACATGCTGACCAGTGTTCGGATCAATAGTAATGGTGTTAGTCCCAGAAGGTGACCCCGCCAAAATAAGCACTTTGTACTGACCCGGGGACAGAGATCCATCGTTTGTGCTTAACGTATGCGTAGTACCCGCAAGAGAAATAGTACCAACGCCGTTAGTCAAACGGTCTATGATGTTCAAGTTTGTGTTAGTGATCGTGCCCCATGTACCCGACTTTTCGCCGTTACGAATAAGCTCTATACCACTGTTATCTGCGTATGTACTAGGCATCTACTTTCCTATGCAGCTATGATTTCTGTCCAGATCGTATTGTCGTCTGGTATAATTCTGCCCCAAACTAGCACGTTTCCAGTTTGACCGCTACCCGCAACTCCAGTAACGGAAACCGCAGCGTTACCCGTGATTGTTGGATCCCCGACCTCGCCCTGCGCAGGGGCCACCGCGCCAATAGGAATAACGCTGTTGATCCGGATAGTTGGTGAACCAACCGCCCCTGTTCCCGCTATACCCACGACCGGAACTATCTGGTCTGTTTTGACTGTGACGCCGCCAACGCCGCCTGTGGCTTCAAGTCCAGTAACAGGAACAGACGCCGCCCCTTCGATGGTTACTGACCCAACGCCACCTGTCGCAGCAATCCCAACAACTGAGATGACTTGATCTGTAACCAAGGTAACAGAACCAACTTCCCCTGTTGCCGACACCCCTGTAACAGGAATGCTATGACCTGTCTTAACGGTAACACCATTTACGGCGGTTGTCGCCTCAAGACCCGTGACCGGAACTTGCGCTTCCCCTGTAATGCTAACAGAGCCAACGCCACCTGTCGCGGCAACTCCTGTTACCGAAATGATTTGATCTGTAACTAAAGTAACTGAGCCTACATTACCCGTCGCAACTAAACCTGAGACAGGAATAAAGGTTGTTGAATCCTCCGCCGCTAACGGAGCCGTCGTTAGTGGGGAGAATCCAAGCATTTACTTACCCTGCAATAGCAGCTTTACCCGCTGTAACAGCGGCGTTGAGCGGAGCCATGTCTTCACTGCCCCAATGCTCGTAGCTAACCATAGCTTCTACATGGTCAACGTTACGTTGAAGCACTGTGGGGTCATCAGTGTAATCATCAGGCGCAGCAATAACTGCATTGATTAAGTTTACGCTATCCATACATGCGCTGTAGTGCTGTGCGATTTCTTCTGTTGTAGGTGTATCAGGCATTACGCTGCCTCCTCTTCGACTTCAGGGTTTTCTAGTGCATCTACTAAACGTTCCGCAAATGCTTCACGACCAATTATAAGTTGGTCCAGATTAAACTGTGTACTACCAATCTTACGCTCCAAATCACTAACGTGGTTCAACAACGTTCTTTGTTTATCGGTCATCGCATCAACGTCATATTCTTTTTCGTTGACGGTAATGACGTTTGTTTTTTTCTCAGTCATGTTCGTCCTTATGAGTTTATTTGAGCTTCAAGCTCACTTACTTTAGCAGACAAATCTTTAATCGCCTGCACTAACACTGGAACCAACTTACCATAAGCAGCCTCCAGTCGTTCTGGGTTGTCATCACTGACTAGACCCGGAATTTCTACACCTGTGTCTTGCTGTACTTGTTGCAAATCTTGCGCAATAAATCCAGTTTCTTTTATGCCTACCTTACCACCATCACGCATGTTCCAAGTAAACGATACCGGATCAAGGCGCTCAACAAAATCAAGCCCAGCTTCAAGTGATTGTATATCTGTTTTGTCACGTTTATCTGATAGTGCTGTAATGGATGTGACTTGACAACGAAGTGTAGCAATAGAAGAGTTACCAAGAGTAATCTCGTTGGAGACTGTTGCGGATGATGCGTCCGCCGACTTTCCAATTACGGTGTTGTTAGTTCCAGAAGTAACATTATCGCCTGCATAAGCACCGATAAAAGTATTGTCATTCCCCGTATTGGCGTTACCTGCGCCGCTACCTAATGCAGTAGTACGAGAAAAATTATTAAACGAGTTACCTGCTAATGCGCCTTGTCCAAAAGCTGAGTTATCAGTTCCTGTACCTTGACGCCGTAAAGCATAAGTTCCAACCGCAGTATTGTTGTCTCCCGTAGAGGAAGAATTTGCTTCGTAACCAACCCCAGTATTATATGATGCTGTAGTAATACTTTGTACAGCACTTGTACCAACAGCTACGTTGTATGTTCCTGTGGTAAGTAGCTTTGCCGCTCCCTGACCGACAGCAACGTTATTATGACCCGATGTCACATCGTGTAAGGTGCTGTGTCCTACGGCTGTGTTGTAATTACCAGTAACACCCGCGCTACCTTGCATACTGTCTGAGCCAAGGGAGATATTGTATTGACCAGTGGTTATATCTCGACCCGCACGGTAGCCCAACATGGTGTTGTACGACCCCGAGGTAAGATCATAACCAGTTTCTAGCCCGAAAGCCGCATTACTAGAGCCCGTTGTTATGTTGTATAAAGAATACCAACCTACAGCAGCATTTGTACCACCTGACGTTAGTGTTCTCGAAGAGTATGTACCAATAGAAATATTGTTGCTGCCAGTAACACCGGCGGTTTGTGACATTGCCCTTTCGCCAATAGCAATGTTGCTTGTGCCTGTGGTAATATCTTCCCCAGCAAGATAACCAAGAGAAATATTTTTATCACCTGTGGTAATATTTCTTGCTGTAAGATAACCAATAGCAATGTTGTAATTAGAACCACTTTCTGAAGTTGAAGATGCCCCTGCACTTTGTCCAATATATACGTTAGCCGTACCAGTAATAACCTCTTTACCAGCACTATCACCTATAAAGACATTATGTTCTCCAGTAGTAATAGCATGACCTGCTTCATAACCTAAAGCTGTATTTGATGTTCCACTTGTTAATGCACGAAGGGTGTGGTATCCCATACCAATGTTGTCACCAGCAGTAGACGTTACTACACCACTGCCCATAGACTGATAACCCATAGCTATATTTCGAGTGCCTGTAGTGGCATTTACACCCGCTTGATACCCTAAATAAATATTACTACTACCTGAAGTCGTATTTGTACCAGCTTCCGAACCTATAAAAAAGTTATGTGATCCTGAAGTAAGGTCTTGACCTGATGACTGTCCTGAAGCAAAGTTGTTACCGCCTGTAATTCCATCACTAGCATTTCCTGCTCTATAACCTAAGAAAACGTTATACGCACCTGTAGTAATAGCCTTACCAGCCTCTTGGCCCATAACAACGTTTTGCGTACCTGTAGTAATAGCATTTCCAGCGTCACGACCAATGGCAATGTTGTTAGTACCTGTGGTAACATTTCTAGCAGCATTTCTAGCAATAGCTACGTTGTCGGTTCCTGATGTTAAATCCTCAAGAGCCTGTTGCCCAAGTGCGTAGTTATCATCTCCAGTGACATTGCCGTTGGCACCTTGCATAGCAAGATAACCAATAGCTACGTTCCGCTCACCCGTGGTGATGCCGTACCCCGCCAAATGTCCAAGTGCTGTATTATGATCTCCTGAAACAAAATACAGAGTACGATAACCAACACCTGTATTACTGTTCGTAGTGGTGGGACTATAAATAGATTGATAACCAAGCGCTACGTTGTAGGAACCTGTAGTAAGTTTAGCCCCCGCTTCATAACCTGATGCGAGATTAAAATCTCCGGTGTTTACATCATTACCTGCTTGTTGGCCTAGAAGTGTGTTGTAAGTAGCTCCACTTTGCAGGGCTGCACCCGCACCAGTACCACCGATAAAGTTACCCGTGCCAACGTTACTTGAAGCACCACCCCCCGCATCCGCTAAGTCAATAAGACCCGTAGATGAGTTGTACGTTAGTACCTGACCGTCCGTAGCTCCGTTTTGAAGCCCCGGTAAACGGAAGCGGGAAGCACTTGTGTTACCAATGGTAATCTCGTTGGACACTGTTGCACTAGAAGCGGCTGCATTGTAGCCAATAATAGTGTTGTTGGAGCCTGTAGTAATAGCATCGCCAGCGGCTCTGCCTACTGCGGTGTTGTTAGAACCAGTAGTATAATTCTCTAAAGTCTGTGGGCCAAGAGCTACGTTACTACTACCTGTGCTTCCGCTTGATACACCTTCTAGTGCTTGATAGCCAAGGGCAGCGTTGTAACCTGCTGTGGTATTATACCTACCTGCATTCCCTCCAACAAAAGTATTTTCAGCGCCAGTAGTGGTGGTCTTCCCTGCCTCGGCCCCAATACCAACATTGTTGCTAGCTGTTGTAGCGTTAAATAAAGCCAACCATCCAGAAGAAACGTTATACGCACCTGTAGTGAGGTAGTAAGAAGCCTGATACCCAACAGCGGTGTTAGAAGCGCCAGTTGTCGCCGTAGTTAATGCCCTGTGACCAATACCTATATTATTTCCACCTGATGCACTAGAGCCACTACCAGAAAGATAACCCATAAATATGTTGCTACTGCCGCTTACTCTTGACTCTGCTGTATTGTGACCAACAAAAACATTCCACTGGCCTGATGTCATTGAGAAACCAACATTCGCCCCAACACCTACTGATTCAACCATGCCGCCAGTACCGGTGAAAGCATAATTACCAATAGCTACAAACTGATTTGTACCTGTGTAAGCTCCTCCAGCCTCACGACCAATAGCAACCGCAGAGCTACCTGTAGTCCGAGCGTCTAGTGCGTTATAGCCAATCGCTACGTTGTAGGAACCTGTAGTAATAGCCTTTAATGTTCTATATCCAATTGCAGTGTTACTAGTTCCAGTAGTAAATGCTTCCATAGCCTTTTCGCCTACAGCAGTATTATCACCCCCAGTTGATGAACCACTTACGCCTTCACCCGCACTATAACCCGTGAAAGTATTTGAAGCACCAGTGGCATATCGACCTGCATAAACTCCAAGACCCGTACTTTGTGAGTTAGTAGTATTTTTCGATAGTGCCTCTCTACCAACAGCAGCATTAAAAGTACCTGTAGTGTTGTCATTTAGTGCTTCATGACCGATTGCTACGTTACTTGCTGCGGTGGTGGTGTTTTGAAGAGCAAAATTACCAAGGGCTGTATTGTCAGTACCAGAGCTTATTCCATAACCAGCCTGTGCACCAATGCCTATATTGTTACCACCCGAAGTTAAGCTATAAAGAGCTTGTAATCCAATTGCTATAGTGTCAGTACTTGTAGAACCACCAGTACCACCTTTACCTGCCTGTTGCCCAATACCAATATGACGAGCACCAGTTACAGTATTTTCACCAGCACCAAAACCAAGGTAAACGTTGTGTGATGCCGTAGTTATATTCTTTCCAGCCTCTTCGCCAACAGCAATATTATTCTGGGCTGTAGTCACGTCTTCTAGTGCTTGTTTACCTATTGCAACATTATTAATACCTGTCGTAATACTTGTACCAGCAGTTTGACCAATAGCAATGTTGGAATTGCCCGTAGTAACCTTGCGGGCGGCATAATAGCCAAGGGCTATATTATAACCCCCAGTTGTTGATGCACTGCCTGAGTCCACCGACCTGCCTGCTTCATGTCCAATAGCGATTGTGTAATCACCTTCATTATATTGGGCAGATTGATAACCTATAGCAACTTTTTGAACGCCCCCCGTAGCTTCAGCACCAGAAAGATTGCCGATGTGGATACCGCCATTCACAGTAGTGTAATCTTTACCCGCTTGATAACCGATATAAACAAACTCGTCTGCCGTGGTGTTGTTCATCCCTGCGTAAGTGCCTATTGCTACTGCGCTATTAGCACCAGCAGAGTTTTTCATCGCTTGGTGTCCTATTGCCACATTAGCTTGCATATAGGATGTATGTGAACCGTATAGAGACTGATAACCAATCGCTATATTCTTTTCGCCAATAGTATTTCTTGACCCTGCATCATAACCAACGTGAACGTTGTAATCTCCCGTGGTTAAGTCATTACCCGCCTCTTGGCCCAACAAGGTATTATACTGACCACCACTTTGAAGCGCAGCGCCAGCACCAGTACCACCGATAAAGTTGCCCGTACCTGTGTTACTTGAAGCACCCCCCGCCGCTGCGCCATCAATGGTTAGAGAACCGCTTGTAGCGGATATGTCGTTCGTTTGGTGGTTGATGGTTATAGACATTTAGGTGCGTCCTTTTAGTTATACAGCGGTAGAGCCGTCCATATCATCTTGGTCCATGACCCAAGCATAACACTTATCAAGAAAAGTAGAACCTGATTTTGCTTCTACGTCGGTCAGGTTTGCGCTGTAACGCTTGAAGTCTACCTCACGGGTGTCATCCGTAGGTGAGTTTGTAGCATATGCCGACAAGTCGATCATCACGGAAAACTTTGGATCAGTTCCACGTTGCCGCGTTACACTTGCTGTAACAATACGGTAGTATGCACCTGAAAACGAAATGCCGTAATCGGAGTTCGCTTCAGATATGTTGTGTTGTATAGCCATTTGGTATCTCCTTTAGGCGTATGTAAGTTCAGATGTGTGAATTGTAGCCACCCACCTGATGTTAGTTGATGCTGCACCAGTTACTTCTATTTTAAGACAGCCATTTGTGGTGTCAGCGGATAGTGCCATGCCCCAATTATATGTATTATCTATAATTGTAGTTGCGCTATTTACTAAGACTGTTGTGCCAGCAGAGCCTTCTCTGCGAATTAAACCTTCAACTTTCCATGCTGCACATTCAGTACCTTCTGATGCTTTTTCTCTTGCTACAATAGTGCCGTGGAATGAATAAGCAGAGTTGTTTTGTAAGTTTACTTGATTAGTTGCTGATGCAGAAGTTCCTGTAGACGTAAGAGCTATGGCTGTTGCATTTGTGGTAGATACGTGTAAAACATATTTACCTTGTTGTGCATCGCCAGCACCATTTATATAATCATTAGCAAAAGCGTATTTACCAATTATACCGCCTACTCTTGCGTAAGCACCAATCGCAACACTGCTACTAGCATTTGCTGTAACATTTCTACCAATTGCTAAACTATCACTACCTGAACTACTTGCTTCATGGCCTATAGATACTGAACTTGATCCTGATCCACCCAGACCTGCTTCTCTACCTATTGCAACAGTAGAGTGATTAGAGGATCTTGCGTTATAACCAATAGAAACACCATAGTCACTACCAGTAGCTTGAGCAGAGCCAATAGCTACAGCATAATTACCCGTAGATTTTGACTGATAGCCCATCGCAATACTGCTAGTACCAGTTGCACCGTAGGATGAACTGTTGGTAGCGATGGCGGCTGCGAAGCTGTTAGTGCCAGAAGCATAAGAGCCACCAAGAGCCATTGCGCCCATATTAGAGCCACCAACTGTTGCTAGGTGAGCGCTACTGTTCAAGCCAATGGCAGTTGAGTAATGATTGTTAGTGGTTGTGCTACCCATGATAGCAATTGTAGAATTTGCCCTAGATAGGCTGACATTGCCGCCGCCAACATTTCTGCCGATTGCCAATGCGCCGTTACCTGATGCCGTACCACCCTGTACCGCAAAACTATCCGTACCACTTGCGGTTGGTGCTTCACCAATGGCTATTGCATTAGCCCCAGTCGCAGAAGGTTGTGCTGAAGGAGAGCTTTCATTAGCAGCATAAAGCGCAGCGCCAACTGTGGCGAATGAAAGTGCGCCAGAGCCATTTGTAACAAGCGCAGTCCCTGATGAACCATCGGCTGTAGGTAGGGTGTAGGCTCCAGATACTCTAACCGCATAGCCTGAAGCACCTAAAGCAACCTGATTCGTTGCGCTTGTTGCTGCATTGTAACCAACAGCAGTTGCATTCGCATGTGTTGCTTGAGCGCCGTTACCTAAAGCAGTTGACCTAGTGGCGGTAGCATCTGTACTTGAACCTCCTGCAAAACTGTCTTGGCCAGAAGCTACAGCATTATAACCGTATGCGGCTGATTGATAGCCACTAGCTATAGAACTTTGACCAATAGATGCTGCACTGTTATTTGTAGCTCTAGCTTGAGTACCAAACGCTACGGAGTTTACACCAGTTGTGCCATAAGAGCTTGAGTTATTAACTATACTCCCAGCAATACTACTAGCCGCACCAGCACGAGAGTTACCTATAGCTATAGCTTCGCTTGAACCAACCGCTTGCGCATTGTAACCTAACGCTGTTGCAGAGGTAGCAGTAGCATCTGTGCCAGAACCTATTGCTGTTGCATGTGGGCCTGAAGCTACAGCCAAAGCGCCAACGGCTGTTGCCGACTGACCCGCCGCTCCCGCGGCGGCATAATAACCTAGCGCAAGAACGTTTTGATTGTTTCCAGCAGTTGCGCCAGTGCCAATCGCAATTTTATCATTATTCCCAGTAGCTGACCCTGCTACTGCGGCACTACCTATAGCAATACTGTTGTTACCATTTACTACAGGATCAGTGGCACTTACAGGATTAGCAGCATAAAGATCAGCACCAACCGCAGAAAAAGACAACGCGCCCGAGCCATCTGTGACAAGCGCAGTCCCTGCCGCGCCGTCTGAGGTTGGCAGGGTATAAGCATCGAACAGCTTGATTGTATTCCCAGTGCCACCAATAGCTATTTGATTGTCTACGCTGGAACTAATCGCCTTACCAATAACAATAGTATTTTCGCCAGAAGCCGTCGAAGCGTTTTGACCTATAGAAAAAGATTGTTCCCCATTGGCGCGGCTAAACCCTAGCGCTATTCCATATTGCCCTCCCGCAATAGCGGCGTATCCAATCGCAATAGCGTATGTGGCTTGTGCTCTGGATTGATACCCAAGAGTAACGGAGTTAGCCCCTGTCGATCCAAACGTCGCATCGTTGCGTGAGTTGTTCGCACTAAACGCTTCTAGCCCCGACGCATTAGAGCCACCAAGTGCTACAGCCCCGTTGCCCGAAGCTATCGCCCCCACATTGGTTCCCGTCGCCAACGCACCGATACCAACAGAACGGGTGCCCGAAGCTAACGCATCAAGGCCAATGGCTATCGCATCTGTGCCCGTGGCACTCGGACCATTAAAACTTGAAGTAGTTTGCGTAACAAAATTTGCGTCGTATAAAGGGCTTACGTCTTCCGCAGCCGCAGTAATAAAGACTTCCGCATTTCCGCTTAGAGAAATCGCAGAGCCACCACTGGAACTTTCACTCGGAGTTCGAGTTAATGTAGTGCCCGAGGTGGTATAAGTCCCAAGCCCAATTTCCCAATTTACGCCATCTTGGATCGTATACCGCGTTATCGCCCCTGTGGTTAAACCCGCAGCGGTGAAACTTTGGTAGCCTGAAAGAGCAGAACCCAGAGTTATAGTACCAGCACCCGTGGTGCTGGTGGACATTTTTGCCCTGTTCTTTAAAACAGCCATTGTCGCACTCGCTTATGCTATGCGGATAATTGCGTTACTCGCGTCCGCCGTTGGGAAAACAATCTGGAAATCTCCAGCCGATGAGGCTTTATCCGAACCGAAGTCCAAAATCACGACGGAGTTAGTTGTTCCAGAGCCTGCTCCCGCAGTCGTATTATATATCAAAGCACCACGCGCCGTAATCGTAGCCGACGTAAACGTAAGATCAGAGAAGTCTGTCAACGCCGTAGTGCCCGACGATGTGGGCGTTACATTCACCAACGTTCCGCCACCCGCGCTATATGTGCCTGAGTTACTAACCTCGTTTGAGCTTGTGTAAGCAGTTGTAGCTGCGTTAAACGAAGCGTTGTTGTCATACAAAGCGAGCTTAAATGTGTCGCCCGTTCCGTTCGTAAAGTTGTGCGTAGCAGTCATCAATTCTTTCTTGAAAGACGTACACATGTAGTTTCCACTAAAGGCCATTTAAAGTCTCCTTATCAATTCTGCCAGTTCAGGGTTGCCAGCATCTTTAATCGCATTATACACAGTTGTCCTATCGCTGTGAATAGCTTGTCTCAGGTAGTACGCAATGACTGTTTCCACATGACGGGAAAAAGCCTTTGCTTGTTCTTGGATCGCTGGATGGGCAGAATCAGATATCGAAATAATCTTTTCTACACATTGCTCTGCAAGCTCGTCTGGGTTAAACCCACGATTGCTTGTTGTTCGTACCGATACTACCGCGTCTTTGCGGGGTAAGTCAAATGCTGCTAGTGTCATTGTTTCGCCCTTATAACTTTACCCGTGCGATATTCGTCCGTAGTTTCCTTGGCCTCACCCAAAAGTTTAATACCCAGTATCGATTCTTGAAACCTCTGCGTATACATCTGCATAACGTCGGGCTCACCCTTCATGTAAATGTACGCCTCTATTAATGCGCCATACAGCAAAGCCATTTCAGCGTTTTCGCTCAACCAAGTTGAGTCGTTGTCTGTACCCGCAGTTATACTTTGAGGTCGATAAAAATAATGAAGCTCCGCCGTATACGCCGCGTTAGGCGTCGGGGCCATCAAAAAGTTATCAACATCGAACTGGCAATAATACTTCGGCTCCCCCGTAGTCGTGGGATCCGGGGTGTACGTCTGCACAAAGCTCGGATCTTTAAACTCTACAAAAAACTTGTCGCCGTTCGATCCGGTCATACTTAACGAAAACGGAGCAAGAAAGTCCGCTGGCACTTTAATGTATTGAGCAGCGGCACTCCCCGAGTTAGTTGTGGCAGTAGCGTTTTTCCGGAACAAACTTAACTGTACACTTTTAAGTATTCGCTCCTCAGACAGACGAATAAACAACGGTATGTTCGTTACATACCCTGTTTCTTCATACTCAGTATAATCTTTAATAGCCTGCTTTAGCTGCCCATATGTCATCGTCATGTGTTGATCTCCACTGTGCCTACCGAACCCACAGCTACTAAGTTGTTGGGCGGAGACAAGCCTTCTTGGTAGTTAAACCCCACCGGATTCCATCCCCACTGTAGAGCGCGTTGTTCCGCCAGATCACTTTCCGGTCTCGGGTTGCGCAAGGCTTGCGGATCAGGGCCAACTCTCGGAGGATATAGTTGCGGGTGCTTCGGCTCGAACTCCTCTGGCCCAACCAACGCACCCGTCCACTCCTGCTTCATGTCCCGCAAACGATAACGAAACCCGGACCTGTCCGAAATACCCCAAGCGTTTTTGTTAGAAGCAAATGACATCAGACCCTCAAATACCTAGCACTAGGTTGTAACTTCAACGGAACTCGGTCCTCGTCTTCTTCCGCGGCACGTTGAAACTCTTCTTCATACACCGCTTTTAATATCTGTATCCGTTCCGGAGCACGTTTCATAGAAAGGTAGTAGGATAAACCAGCAACCATACAAGGATAAAAACGGAAAGGCATATCAGTAGTGTTGACCAACGCATCGGCATCCTCGATCCTTTGAACATAATAGTAGATCAACTGATCCGTAGAGTTTTCAGGTGTTTGCCACAAAGTTATAATGGGGTCGATCTGCCTATTGAAGTAAAACTGTGACGGACGGCCTTGATCAGTCTTGTTCGGAAACGTCAGATAATCGCCGCGACTAATACGCTCGACTTCGTAATCCGTCCCATCCCTGCGTAAGACCATCTCCAACATGCCAACGACATCCGCCGTCAACGTGTAGGTGGATGTGCCCTGCACCAAGTTGGTCGTTCCTTGCGCCACGGTCCAGAGGTTTAAACCTCTGTTCGCCCAGTCCGCAAACATCAGGTTCAGAGACCGACGTGCTGTCCGAGCATCATACCCAGTGCGAACTTCTAGTCCACACCGCTCATACGCCTCCTCAATTATCTCACCGACATCGAGGTTAAAATCTCTTGATCCTGAAGTTGTCATTATCTACACCATCTTTGTGTCACGAACACCGCGACCCGACATTACACAACCGCCATTTTTGTAACCTTTGTTTATCATACCACCCTTTGCCTTTTTCGCGGTCTTTCCTGCATTGACAAAGTCTTGGTCACTAGGCGCACCCTTGTCGCCTTTTTTACGCATAGGCTTTCCGCTTTTTCGGCGGTTGTGTATATTCTCGTATAGACTCATATCATTTTTCCCCTCTGGTGGCGTGGATATCTGGAACGGCATTGATGTTCTGCTTATGCTCATTATATTTTGCACTCCGTACTAAAAAATCCTGCCACATTGGTTTAATCATGTCATAGTTTGCACCGACCCTGTAGGTAATCACCGCGGTGTCCGCTTTAAGTTGATACAGTTGCAACGCACCCCAGCATAACAGACCAATGGTAATTACAGACGCTAAGTTATTAAAATCGACTTTCATTACCAAGCCTTACATGACCAATACTTGGCCTTTAATTTATCTAATGTACCCTTATCACAACCATGACGGTCCCTAAACGACTTGCGCCGTTTAGGATTAGATTTTTTGATGGACATCTTGGCATCGCCAAAACGAATGATTTTTTCTTTGCCCTTGGCACATGCTTTAACAACAGACTTTTTTCCGCCAGATATCTGACGTTTGGGCTTGTTGCACTTCATCTTGGCTTTATCAATTTTAGCCATGAGTCCGCCCTATGCTAAAAGGATAGTTAGCTCAGTCCCCGCGCCTGTAAGCGCAGAAACGTAAACTCCAGAAGTGAACAACATTCCATTCTCAGGAATGTATATCTCATTCATACCTATGGGAAACTTCTGCGTTAACATTGTTGCTCCCCCATTACCATTAGTAAGAGTAAACGAACCTGCCGCAGTAGCGTATATGTTTACGGCCTGAAGTCTGGATCTCGACGGCCCTATAAGAGCCGCCGCTGAACCTTGCGCATAATTATACGCTGTAATGTCTGAGCCAGCCATGTGTGAACCCCCTTATGGACGGATTACAGTGTTGTAAGCCTGCGCATACAGAATAGTAATCACAGCTACACCCGCGGTGGTCGCTGCGCTGTTTGTAACGGTCAGCTTTAGATCAGCCGTTCCTGTGTTAGCCCACTCCCCTGTACCACCGCCTTGTGTGGTTACAGTCTTGAGCCCCGCAGTTGTACCTGTGGCAAGCGTGTTAAGAATTGTAGATGCCCCGCCAACGGTATCACCAACGCTCAAGTTAGTGGTAGCATTCGCAGCCGTAGACAAGTCTACGATACAATCAATAATCTTGGAGTTTGCTGGAATAACCATGTCGGTTGCGCCTGCTGCAATCGCTCCACCGGAAAGATCCATTGTGTGTGTTTGCATCATTACAACGTAGCCTACGTTAGCGATGTTCTCGCCTACAGTAGTTCCTGTTGTATTTCGGATGTTCCCTGCCCGGATTGGGCCTGAAAAAGTTGAGTTAGCCATGAAGATCTCCTGTCTTGGCAAATGTCAGCCGCACCGTGCGACTGTCAGGGATACCAGAACAATACATGACATTTGAACAAAAAGAAAGGGGCTACCGAAGTAGCCCCAGTCTAACAGGGAGGAGGTATGAAAAGTACCTACCTCAGTAACATAGCACAGTTTAGGCTCCGGGGGAACCGTAAACACAACGTGGGTCTGAGAACCCAAAGCTGTAGCGCTCACGAGCTTTGAACCGCATGTTTCCGGTATCAAAGTCGGCTTCCATGTTTGTTGACAAAGCAGAACGCTCAAAGTGGATCATACCACGAGGTGCGTCAGTCATAACAAAGAAGTGATCCGGGTCAGTGAAGAAGTCGTTGACGGCATAGCCTTCAGGCAACATCCCCATAGACCGGATTGCGTTTGTGTCGTTGTCCGCTGTACCTACGCGTAGGTTTGAAACCATCAAACGCTCTGCAACGAATTGCAGTTGACGTGGGATAAGAAGTTTCGTGCCGCGTAGAGCAACTTTCAAACCGCGCTCATCAACAAAACCAGCGATATTGATAAGGGCATCTTCAAGAGATGTCTCGTTCAAATCTGCTGCTGTTGCTGGAGTGTTGGCAAACGTACCACCGTTAGTAAGAGGGTGGTTAGTTGCACACAATGCAACGCCGTCACCGCCTGCGTTCGCACCACCTGTAAAGGCGTTGTTGAGAACCGCAGCAGCTTTAACCTGCTTTGTGTGTGCCATTGAGCGAGCCAACGCACGAGTGTAACGCGAACCAAGACGATCATACAGATTGTCTTCGATAGCTTCCTCTGTTATAGAGAAGGCCAACGCGATAGTTTCGTGGTTGTAACGAGCAGTGTATGCTTCGTTAGCGTCGTCAAAGTTGACCGCAGAACCTTCCGATTTGGTTGGTGCCGCTCCGAACCCACTCAACATCACTTCCTCTTCGAATGCTCGATCAGAAGATTCTGTTGTGTAGATCTCTGCGTGTTGGTTTTCGTACCTACTGTACTCCATACCGAACAACGCATTGAGGCCCGGTTCTAGCTCTTTCGCTAGTTGTGCGCGAGAAATAGCCATTCTTTAGACCCCCTATACGCCAGTGGTTGACGGAGTACCAGCAACAATCGCGCCATTGGCGGAATTGAAACTGTTATTCAGTCGAACGATTAACGGGATGCCAGCAGCAGTGAAATCGCTGTTCTCCGGGTCGTCTTGGATACCGACGATACGAAGTTGCAATGCTGCGGTGGCGGCGATTGTGCCGACAGCTAACTTAGCGGACGAGATACCTGTGGCTGTTACGCCAGATGTAGCTGTTCCAAAGTTTGCATTTGCAAACACATGACCGCGAGCAGTTGCTTCACTGGTTAATGAGGCGTCTGATGCGATAATAAATGTCTGCATTGGGTTGTCATACACGAAGGCTACGACGGGATGATTAGAATCCGCGCCAGAACCGGGCCAGTGATTTGAGAAAATCTTCTCCCCAGTGGTAGACGAAACGTATTCGCAACCCCAGAAAACACCTAATAAACCTACGGTTCCACCAGCAGCCGCGCCAACAATATCAATAAAGCCTGTTGACAGCGGAATTACGGGAGAACCTTGGTAAATCGCGTTTGTGTTCCCATAGGCGATGCGATACTCGGTCATACCAGTGGTGTTTGCAGCCTGACCGACTACACCAATCGGACGCAGTCCGAAGGCACCGTTAGTATTTGCCATAGTAGCAATCCTTCTATAAGTTAATCGGAGTCTCTACGAGATCCCCCGAATGATACACGACTACGCCTATCGTTACTGATAGGCATGGAAGGATGTGACTCCTTCATAAGATCCTGATCAACGGCAGTCATTTGTTCGCGGGTTCTGCCCCCGTAATATGCAGTTCTTTCTGCTACTGTTTCTTCAGGTATACGGCACAACATCAATCCGCCTTGACCAATCACCCCCTCATAACGACCATCGTCAATAGTCGGGGCTTCATAATTAGGATACTCATCTTTACGGACGGGTTCCCATCCTTCTCGCAGCTTGGCGTTGACATTCATTTTGTCTTCTTCGCCGCGCATTGAAACGCGTATCCAACGATGCACATATCCATCTGGTGGAGTAGGTGCCTCAAGGTGACTGGGCGGTGCCCATGGTTTTCTGCGCGATTCTGTTTCTCGCGTATTATTTTTGCGGGGTGTTCTGTCAGCCATGATCTCAATCCTTTACAAATTTAGCGTATTCTTCAAGTGGAACGCCAAGCGACTTTGAAATCGCGACTTGAGAAGGCGTCAGTTTCACCGACCTGCGCCCCGATTTAGTGCTGCGGGATGCGGAAGAAGCAGCGGATGCGACCTGACTTCTTTCCCCCGTTTTCTTAGCCGTCTGAAACTTGTGTGGAAACTCCACACGCAACCGACGATCTATTTCAGTATAATACTCATTGCTCTCCGGGTCAAACCCCTCATCTTCGATAAGGGTAGCGTGGATAGCATATGTGGCAGAAGTAAGCATTCGATCAGACCCAAACCACTCGTTCTTCTGCGCCCAAGCCTCGGCTTTAGGATCTGGTTTTGGAGGAGGTGGGGCAGAAGGAGCAGCTTGCTGCTGGACGGGCTGTTTTGCCTCGCGCTCTACCCTAGCTTTAGCCTGCCTATGGCGTTCCATTTCAGAGTTCAACCGAGAAAGTTTTTCTTGAGCTTCCAGTTGTTTGTCACTGTCGCCTCGGTCCGCAGCATCTTTGTACGCTATCTTTGCCGCGCTCATTTCGATGTTAAGACGGTTCCCGTACTCTTGGACATAACCTCGGTCCAAAAGTTTTAAACGGTCCTTCATCTTCTTGTTTTCTTCCATCAACTGAGAAGTCAGGCGAAGCGCTTCCTGTTTATCGCGCTCTTCCTTACGGTACTTATCTGTTAATTTCTTGATTCGATTCTGAACGTTTTTACTGTAATCGGTAAGCTCTTCGTCAGAACCTGTGTTTTCAGATTCTTCTTCCACAATTACTTCTGGTTGATCTTCTACAGGTTCAGCAGATTGGACTTCCTCTTCTGAAGCCTCGTCCTCAATGACTACCTCAATCTCTTCTTCAATTTCTTCAGACGTGTTTGACATCATCGGGCTCCAATATTGTTGCAATCACCTCGTCATCGTTAATGATGCGAACTTCTCCCCCATCGATCTTAAATCGAGAACCAGAATATCGACCAATGCAAACCCACTGTCCCTCCTCACACCAAGCAGAGCCGTACTTTTTATCGCTATAAGCCAGTGGTCCCAGTTTAAGAACATATGCTACAACTGTAGCAACAGTTTCTCTTTCCCGAACCTCGTCGGGAAGGTGCAATCCGCCTTTTGTTTTCAGAGTACCTTGATACGGCATTACCAATATTCGCCATCCTGTGGGCTGTGGTAATCGTTCAAGAAGGGATTTATCAAGAAGCGAAGGCTCTAGCACTCGGTCTTGATTATCTACATACGCGCTACCAACCTCAGAAGAAGCAGACGATGAGTCCACCTTTTCTTTGTTCATTTTCTGCGCGACATGATCAGGAAGATATAATGTCTTCGACATCGTCAGCGTTATTCTCCAGCAAGGACTTTATTTCTTCTCTGGCAAAAGAGAGTCCCCGTACCTCTCCCACCATCATCTTATAAGTCTCCCAGTCTTTGGCAGACCCGTTGACTAATGAACGCCCAATATCATTTTCACGCTCTCTCAACAACCTATACACATGTTTCGCAAAGTCAACAACATCCATTATAGGTTATCCCTGTATTCCTCTTGTAAGTCGGATGTAATCGGACCACCCTCTACCCACTCGCTACATGTGCTTTCGCTCATACATGAAAACTTTAGCAATTGGCAATACCCAAGATCCCCAGAGTCGTCTCCAATGCAAGCAAGCATGTCCTCTGTTTGATTATACATTCCACAGTTTCCGCACTCCTCGTCTGTAGTGGCGGGGCCGTAGTTGTATTCTGCAATCGCAATGTCTTTGTTTTCTTGGTTTAACTCTTCATCTTGCGTTGGGAGCGGACAACTCTTGCCGTCGTCATCGCTCTCCATTTTATCTACAGGCATTCCGTCAGGAAGCACACTGATCATAATTGTTGTCATTAGTAGCACTTTCCACGTTTGGGGTTATCACGGACATCGGCAGCGCGAACTTCGCCCCCTGATCTAAAGCTGCCCTTAAAGTTCTCAAGAGTTCCCTTACCATTTTTACGGGTACTAAACATGGGGGGTAACATTCTATTGGGCGGCGGTTTTCCAACAGGCAATTTCTTGGTGCCTAGTTTTTTAGACATGTTTCTTTTGTACGGCATTTGAAAGGTTTTTGTACCACCCATCGAAGTGGGCATGTCCGGATCGTTGGGTATCTTTGGGGTCTTTGGAGCGACCTTACCACCGCGTCTATATTTTTCTTCATCCATGTCCTCAAAGATCTCCGGATTTTTACGCAGAAGTTTTTCTACCTCTTGCGACATAAATTGTTGTTTGCCAGCATTTAAACTTTTAGTGCCGCCCATAGCCTCATATGCAGACTCGCCTTCCATAAAACGACGTAGTTGCTCTTTCGTAAACGACTTCTTTTTCTTTTTAGCCATCTAAAAGCTCCAGTGCTTTCTCAAGAGTTTCTTTGTTACGACGAGACCAACCTTTGCCGTATACCGCATAGTCTTTTAGAGAGCGGTAAAAACCTTCACGCCCGTCGTAGTATTTGTGCAAGATGTCTTTTGGATCGAAGTCATGCACTGCTGCTACGGTCTTTGGGCCAATGGCCCCATCTGCGGTCGCCCCGACCACGCGCTGTAATATTTTAGCTGCACGTCCCGGCCCGGCATTCACACAAAGGTCCACGCAACTAACGTCAACGCCCGAAGGGAGATCGTCCCCCTTGACCGCATCCCAGTAGTTTTTCTTGTACAAAGGTTTCACATCGTCTTTCGTCAGCTTACGCATAACGTCTTTCGGGGCAGGCTTGCCAGTGTATCGCGCCCAGTTGTACGCCGTAACACCCAGCATGGTACTGCCATCATTTCCGTGACCATCACCTTTTTTGTTTCCAGAATCCCTAGTGTCATCCGTAAATCCACCTTCGTGATGAATCAGCATTTCAAAAAACGCTTCCCAGTTCTTTTTCATGTCACTTCCTTTTAAAAAATGATTGCGCCCCGCGCACACCAAAACTGGCTGAAATTGCAATTCCAAGGCTATAAAAATACCAGTCCGGTGCCTTGTTAAGCTGCTCAAACCCACGATCAACCCAACCTTCCGCGCCCGGAATCCAACATAAAATCAAGGGGATAGACAAGATAATTACAAAATATTCGTCCTTCCAGCTTGTTTTTGCGCCTTCAGCCATGACTCGTTCCCAGTCGGCAACGCTTGTTTCTTTTGACAATAATATCTGGGCCTTCGCCTTCGCCTCGGTTAACTTTAGCTCCGCCTCTGCGGACTGTTTATCTGCTTTGCCTTGTAGCCAACTACCCGCAAGATTTGCTAACGGCCCTAATGCAGCGGTAAAAATACTCATTTCTCAGACCCCAGCCAAACGGCGAACGCTCCTGTAAGCGCCCCAGAACAAATTGATATCATCGCACTTTGTTGCGTTGACAAGTCGTCAAGGCTCATCCCCCACTCTAAAACGCGAATGTACATTACCGTCATCACCAACATCATCAGACGTGGCATGATCTTCCAAGCAAGAACTTTTTCCATGTTACACCTCTATGTTTAACTTCGTTCCCTGCGGCCTGTCCGCATTAGTCTTGCGGCCAAACCTATCATAAGTTTCCCCCAAGTCAAAACGCTGCTTTGCCAAAGCCTCTAAGTGGCTGTGGTTGACCCTGTGTTCCTTCTC